TAATTTATTCTGGAACTGAAACTAAAACTGGTAGATTAAAAGTCATTGATGGTCCCAATATTCTTCATCTCAAGAAGGATTATCGTAATATGATTATCTCTACACATGGAGACAAGGGGAAGATTGTATATCTTGATTATTCCTCGTTGGAGCCACGGATCCTATTGTGTGTATCTAATCCCTCTCTAATTGGTAGCCTTCCACAAGACATATATTCTAAAATGCTTACGGACCTAAATCTCTCTGAAAAGATACCAAGAACCGTTGCAAAGACGGCAATTCTTTCAGCGTTATATGGGCAGAAGGAAGAGAACACGATCAAGACATTATCAAATTATATTGGTAGCGCCGAAGATTTTCTTAACGTTGTGAATGATTACTTTGGGATAGACAAGCTCAAGGAGAAGTTAGCTGGAGATTTGTTAAAAACTGGTGGACGATATATCTTAAACTACTATGGTCGTCCTATCTTTTGTGAGGACACGAAGCCTTATGCGCTTTTAAATTATTATGTGCAATCTACAGCGGTAGATGTAGCGATGTTAGGTTTTTTAAATATCGTAACTCGGTTGAAAGATAATCATCTTACAGATAAGATAAAACCGATCTTCATCTTGCATGATGCTTTGTTTTTGGATATGCATGAGGATGCCTATCATATTATTCCAAAGATAGAGAAATTGGGTTCTACTGGTATTAAAGGTTTTAAGAATATAGATTTTTGGTTAAGGTCGGAGTAGAATATAAGATATGATTTGCATATTTACGTGCTGGACTTGTTCCAAGAAGTTAGATCCAGAAGAAACTACTGAAGAATATTTTTTCTGGTGCAATAGAGAATGTTATGATAAAGATGATCGATACCACAATAGAGAAAAAGTTGTTGACCCAAAACCAAAGATTGCAGATGCAGCTCCAAAGAATGAGAAAGAGCAGAGAAAATCTAAAATTCGTGCAGCTCTTGCTCAAATCAATGGAACACATAAAGATTGAAGACGAAACAAAAAAGAAAGAAAAGGAAAATTGAAAATGGACAGCGATGCCAGGAGCACTTTAGAATTATTTAATCGCATTAGCGTAGTTGTTGATATATTGTTAGTGATGTTATTTTTAACTGCCGGTTTATTTGGTTTAACCTTATTAATCCCTGTTAGTTATGTAATAAATCTTGTATTACAATCTGTTGCAACTTTAGTATTTTTACTATTTGGTTTTGCATCTCTTAAGGGAGCCGAGCACATTACCAATCTAATCAGAGCAAATCTCGTTCAAGCTGTTGAAAATCAGAAGACGGACGAAGAAAAAGCTGCTCCGGTAGTTGTTAGTAAGAAATCTATTATTGCAGCGGAGCCATCTCCAGCCCCTACTCTTACAAACCGAGTTTTGAAGACAACTAAGGTTGTTCTTAAGTCTTCAAAGAGTTCTCCATCAACTGCTACTGTTTCATCAAATGAAGCTGTAGTTAAGCGTGGTCGTCCAAAGAAAGATAATTGATATGCCAGCAACAAAAAATCGTTTTTCGTGCAATCATCGTGGTTTCGGCAAGTTCTGCCATCGTTGTGCTCAAGCAGACGCTTTAGAAGCCAAGGCAAAGGCTCTTCCAGCCTCCTCTGCGCCCTCAGAAGGCGAGAAAAAGGGAAAGGGCGGTAAGTCTGCGTCTGCGGAAGCAGCGGCTCTTATGGAGGAAGCCAAGCGCCTCCGAGCAGTTACAACGAAACGTTCATCATATGATGATCTACCTGACATTCCAGTAAGCGAGTGATATAATAGATATAAAAAAGAAACGCCGCCCCGATTAAATTCAGAGCGGCGTTTTTATTTGGTTTACTCCCATATTCACTTAAGCTATGATGGGCGTATGAATAAGAAAATAGATAACCAAGAGATAGTTCTTCAAAAGGTTCAAGAGAACTGGGGGACAATAAAGGGTCTTGTAAACCGTATAGAAAATCCAGAAGCAAGAGAAGGTGCAATTCATCTATGTGATGATCTCCATGATCGTTTTGCTGTAGCACCAGCATCAACCAGAACAGATTATGTTGGTTGTTTTGTTGGTGGTCTTGTATGGCATTCTCTAAATGTTCTTCGTGTTATGAAGGCATTGAGAACATCGCTTGATATTGAGAAGACTGTTAGTGCAGATAGTATGATCATTCTTGGTTTATTCCATGATATTGGTAAGCTTGGAAATGAGAAGGAGGATTACTATCTTCCTCAATCAAGTGATTGGCATAGAGAGAAGTTGGGTATGCATTATGAAGTTAATGAAGGAATGGGACATATACCGATTGCAGTCAGAAGTCTCTGGTGGCTTAACCACTATAAGGTTTCACTATCTGAAAATGAGGTATATGCTTTACAGTCGTTATCTGTGAAGAATGGGGAGCAGATCAGTTTTACGCCTTCATTGAGGGATCCCTGGGAGGGATATTTGTTACAGAGTGCTGTTAGGGGTGCTTGCATTAAGCATCATGGTATAACGAGCCTATCTCAGACACCTTGATTTAAAGATTTCTGGACATATTTAAGGATATGTCAAAAGAAAATTTGAAAAATCTATTAGGGTATTTATTAGAAGCAGATACCGAAATATTCGGTAAATCATTTAATGATCCGGATAAAAAGCGCCCAATGAGTAATCCTCCGGAGAAGAACACTCCGGAGGAACAAAAGTTTGTAAACAAACTTGATAAATGGTTCAATAGCCATTTGACAGCCGGTAGTTTGAATAGTTTTGCTAATGATCTATCTCAGTTAATTCCAATTGTTAACTCTGGAAAATATCCAGAGTTGCAGCCGCCTTCTGGTGATGTATATAGAGGCATGAGATTAACTGTTGATCAACTTAAGAGTTTCTTAGGTTTAGAAGAATTTGCCATCAAAGCTGATGAATATAAGGTTATCAATAAAAGCGGCGTTTTAACGCCTCAGAAGATAAAGTTTTACAAACAAGGCAAACCTTTAAGTTCTTGGTCCGCCTCTGCTGATGCTGCATCATTGTTTGCAGTTCCACCTGAAGATGGGGCTCAATATCTAAGCATTATACTTGTTGCGAACACGGAAGACCCATCTAACAAGTTCTTTTTAAACCCAGACAAAATAACAAATTCTTACGTTCAGCCCATAACAAACTATCATGATGAAAACGAAGTTATAGCTATCGGACCAGTTAAGTTTGATCGTGCTATTGTTCATAGCACATCTGACATATACACAGACGAAGAACAGCAAAACTCTGAACAAGAAAAGAAAAATATAAGCAACATAATCTCTAATACGGTTAGTGAGTTGCAACAACAGTTAATAAATAAAAATTCTAAAATATATAAAGGTGCTGCGGCTCTTGGTATACGAGAAAGAAATGAAAGTCCTGGTATAGCGGAAAAGAAAGACATAGAACCAGCGATTGTGTCTCTTTCAGAAGATATTCTTGCAATATTAAGAAAAAAGGCACGTGCATATAAGATGGACACTTTGCCTGGAGCAATAAAAAATATTATTTATTCTTTAAATGTGTTTCATAGGAACAAGTGGGATGGATACGCTCCAAATTCCTTAACACATTCCGAGGACATTAAAGAATTTATTTCTGTAGGGCTTGAGCCAGGACTTCATGTAGAACAACAGTCCAAATACGGCAGGGTAAATGCTGCAAAATTAGGCAGATTGGCTCAAGCTAAAGTTCGGAACAGAACATAAGGTATTTGTCATATAAAAATGATAACGCCGCCCTGATTGATTTCGGAGCGGCGTTTAACTTTATATTGAATAACGGTTTATATATATTTTCCTATGATGTAGATTAAGAGAGTAGAGAGAAACAAAAACGGTATTTTGGTGTATATTTAACATACAGAGGTTCTTATAAGCTTTTGTATCCATTGGTGGATTTTATGGCTTATATCCTTCCTCTGTATCATTAAAGTCCCATTGGGCAACATAGGTGAATAAATGAGCTATAACTTGGATGCCATTAAGGCAAAGATCAATCAACTTTCTGGTAATCGTGCATCAGCCGGTTCAAAGAACACAGAAAAGACCAAAGTAAACTGGTGGAAGCCGCAGCTTGGTCAGCATGATATTCGCTTCCTCCCATATCAGGATCGTAATGGTCAGCCCTTCCATGAGGTAAGCTATTATGATAGCCGCCTTCTTTCTGAACGTAGGTTCGTAGCCGGTTGTCAGTTTGAAGGCACCACAGATCCTGTCTTTAATCTCCTTACCGATCTAAAGAAGGATAAGTCAAAGGAAGCCTGGACCCTGTGGCGCAATCTTCAGCCAAAGGAGCGTTACTATGCTCCAATCCTCGTTCGTGGTGAAGAGGACAAGGGTGTTCAGCTCTGGGAACTAAACAGCAAGCTTGTAAAGGATATTTACAGCGTCCTTGCTCACCCTGACTATAAGGATGAAAACCTTATGGATCCAGAAACCGGTTATGATTTCACCGTAACTGTATCTCCTACTGATAAGACCTTTGCTGGTAATCCAGTTAAGGATATCAAGCTTCAGCCACGCCGTAAGCCTTCACCTCTCGCAAAGAGCGCCGATGTATCCGAGAAGATCGTTGCCGCTATTCCAAACCTTGAAGCGTATTTCAAGGCACAGACAAAGAGCGAGGACGAGCTTAATGCGATGCTTCAAAACTTCCTTGCAGGTAATGGTTCTTCATCAGAGGTTTCCTCCGAAGAGGTAGAAGAAGCAAAGGATAAAACGGTATCTGCGGCAAAAGCGAAGAAGGCAAAAAATTCTATAGATGCGGCCTTTGATGATCTTTGATTGACAAAACCTGCCCTTGGTATTGAGGGATAGAAAGAGAAGCGCCGCCTCAGAGAAATCTGGGCGGCGTTTAACTTATATTTATAATATTTCTTATTTTCACTTAATGTTCATTAATGTATCAATTTCTTCTTGAACACTATCACGGAATGCTTCTAATTCCATTCTCTTTTTTTCAATTACATTCATAGAGACTTTTCTGACACGTGGTCCTTCAGATTTTTCAACAAGACCAAGCTTCATTGCTTTTTCCTTTGCTTCTTTTTCGGATCTAGCTTTAACATATCCAACAAATTTGCCTGCAACAGAATAATGACCGGCTCTTACTTCATAGATTTCTTCTTCTTCTGAATTTAAATCTATTTCGCCTGGTTCCAATTCAAGTTTAACTTCTTCTACTTGCTCACGAATGAGCTGTTTAAGTTGCTTTACTGTAATCTTCATAATAATATTCCTTTCTCTTCTTGAGAGATCAATGGTGCCGCCCTGATTGATTTCCAGGTGGCGTTTTCAATTGCGAAATAGTGTCTTGAGTGCTTTGAGAACAACCCGAGCGTCCGATATATCAGCCGTGCCTCCGCTGAGATAGTCTAGTGCCTCCCTGAAATCAGGGTCATCTCTCAGGTCTTCGATCATTCCAGATGCGTCTTTATCCATTAGGCTCAGAATATCATTTCCGATCTGAAGACCTGTGTCGCTAACATCATCCCTCCGCACCCCTCCAAGATCTCTAATAATGGACTTGAGCTCGTTGCGGACGGCAGGGACTAGCTTATCAGCGCCACCGCCAGTTGGACCTTCACTCATTGCCATTTCAACTTGTTCACGAATGAGCTGTTTAAGTTGTCTTACTGTAATCTTCATAATAATATTCCTTTTCTCTTTAAGAGAACTAATGGTTAGCTTTAAATATTGTTTTCGCAATAAATCTTCTTTTTTTTTCATCTGATTTCAGTTTACGTTTAGATGCGGTTGGTATATGATGATTGGAAAGAAGGAAACAAATGGCAAAACCTACAAAGAAATCAGGAGATACACAGCAAACAGTTCAAGATGCAGTAACAGATGATTTTTCATCTGATCTTATTAAAGCAATCAATAAAGAACATAACGATAAGATTGCTTTTAACCTCGGTGTAGATGATGCACCAACATACGTTCATCGCTGGATTTCTACCGGCTCACGTCAGTTAGACTATATCATAGGTAATCGTCGTGGTGGTGGAATGCCAGAGGGTAGGATTGTAGAAATACAAGGTCCGCCCGGTATCGGTAAGTCAACCCTAATGGCTCAAATAGCACGTTCTACCCAAAGAATGGGTGGCATTGCGGTTTATATCGATACGGAGAATGCAACAAATCCAGATACTCTTGCTAATATGGGTGTTGACGTAGCAAGAAGATTTGTATTTGTGCAGTCTGCCTGCACAGAAGAGATCCTCTCCGTAATAGAGAGCACAATTCTCAAAGCCCGCACGATGACAAAAGACGTTCCCGTAACCGTTATGTGGGATAGCGTCTCTCAATCTTCTCCAAAGGCTGAGTTAGAGGGCGACTATGATCAGAACACGATTGGTCTTCAAGCACGTGTTCTATCAAAGGGTATGCGAAAGATTGCCAACGTTATCGGTGGTCAGAAGGTCTTATTGGTGCTGGTATCACAGCAGAGATTGAAGATCGGTGTAATGTTTGGTGATCCAACGACTACATCTGGTGGTATGGCAATACCATATTCTTCATCTGTTAGAATTCGTCTTGATGGCGGCTCTGCAATTAAAGATAAAGATGAAAACGTTGTTGGCATTAACGTAACGGCAAAGACCATTAAAAACAAGGTAGCAAAGCCTTTCCGTAAGGTTGGTTTCCGCATCTTGTTTGGACGTGGTATCTTTGAAGAAGAAGAGATTTTTGATCTTCTTCGTGAACATTGTAAAAATGCAAAGAATGGCGTTAGCGTCGGAGATAAGTCCGTAGCTATTGCCGGTGATGGGGCTTGGAAGACCTTTACCGTAACTGACAATAGAACTGGTGAAGTAGGAACAGAAGTTAAATTCTATAAAAATGAGTTTGCCCAGAAGGTTCTGAACAAGCCAGAATACTCAGAGTATGTTAATGCTTTGATGGATGCTGCACTCATCCTTAGCGGTAATGACAAACCAGAAGATCATCTCACGTATGAGGGGATATCCGAGGGCGACGTAAGAACCGCTGACGAGTTAAGCGCCTGATAAAAACACCTAACACATAACACCCAAAACAAAGGCGGTAATCTAAACTTTAGAGATAGAGTTACAAGGTTGTCGCCTTTGTTTCTTTAATAGGAGAAATATGAGTAATAACAATATAAGTGATAGCATAGCACAGAGTTCATATAGAACCGTTGATAAAAACTGGTATGATCCACAAATACCAAAGGTTTCCAGAACAATCAATATCAAATTTAAGCGCATGAATGATAATGCTAAAGTGCCTCATGCTGTAAGAGATGGAGACATTGGATTTGATGTTTATTGTTCGGAGAATGTTACCATTCCAGCCGGAACTGTAAAAAAGATGGCAACTGGTATTCAACTTGCAGATATGCCTATAATGGATAATGATCGTAATCGTATTTTTATGAAGATTGAGGGACGTAGTGGATTAGCCAGCAAGGGAGTATTCCCTGTTGGTGGCATTATAGATCCAAACTATCGTGGTGAGATAGGCGTTACCCTTGTTAATATGGGTTCAGAAGACGCTGTATTCAGCGTTGGAGATCGTATTGCACAGTTGGTAGTTTACAAGGTGTCTACTGCTGGAGAGGTAGTAATGGCTGAGAGTGATAAGGTAACTGAAACCAATAGAGGTTCTGCTGGTTTCGGTTCGTCGGGAAAGTAAAAACCTTTGCAGCCACTCTCACGAAATATGCAGCTAGTCGCTGAAACATAAAAGATAGAAAAGAAAAACGCCGCTCGGGATTAATTTCCAGGCGGCGTTTTCAATATTGCAATCTTAAATTGCTATTTTTTAAATCAAAGACTTTGTAACCACTTAAAGGTCGTGCGTGCGTCTTTTCTTTGTTCTTCTAAACCATCAGCCAATCCCTGTGGTGGAAGATGGGCTAATTCTTCAGCTTTAGCACGCCACTTTTGGTCTATTTCACTACCCTTATCACTCAAAAATCCTGCTTCATCTCTCCAGATAGCTACTATCTCCTTATAAACTGATTCAACACGATCTCCGCCACCAGTTGGACCTTCGCTCATTGCCATCTCAACTTGTTCACGGATAAGTTTCTTAAGTTGTGTTACTGAAATCTTCATTTTAAAATTCCTTTCTCTTAAAGAGAACTAATAGTTAGCTTTAAATATTGACGAAAAAATCATTTCTAAGTGGTATATCAATTAAAGTGGGTGGTATATGTTAAGTCTATGTCCCAACCAACCACAGAAAGACCGATAATAATCATTGACGCATTCAATAATTTTATTCGGCATTTTTTAGTTAATCAAGAAATAAATCTCCGTAGTCAGCCGGTTGGTGGAGTGGTTGGGTTCATGAAATCGGTTGACTACCTCGTTGGAACCTTCTGCCCATCCCGTGTATACGTTGTCTGGGAAAACGGTGGTCCGTCTCAAAGGCGCAAACACATTTCCCCCGAATACAAGGCGAATAGAGCCAAGATGAAGGAAGTGAAGAAAATCCAACAAGGCAAGGAGAGCATTCGGGATGTTTTGGCATTAGATGATCAAACAAGGGTTCAACAGATCACAATGCTAACAGCTCTACTTAAGAGCACTCCCGTATGTCAGATTTACGTGCAAGATACAGAATGTGATGATATCATTGCATATCTTGCTCAAGATAAGTTACGTAATGTAAACGCCAAAAAGATTATCGTGTCTAACGATAAAGACTTCTACCAATTACTTCATAATCCCCTTATAGAAATATATGATCCGGCTACCCGTAAGATTGTAACCGGAAATGAAGTAATCAATAAGTTTGGTATTTCTGCCAGAAACTTCTGTTTGGCTAAAACCATAGCTGGAGATGATAGCGATAACGTAGCTGGTGTCCCTGGTGCGGGGTTCAAGACGGTAGCTAAACGATTTCCTAAAATGGCTTCTACAGAAGAAGACCTGGATATAGCTACCATCATTTCAGAAGCCCGTGCAGCGAATATAGGAAAGAAGAAACCTATTGCAATATATGACCATATATCCCAATGTGAAGAGTTGTTAAGGCGTAATTGGGAGTTAATGTATTTGAACAGTAGCAATCTTAGTGCCAGTCAGATTAATAAGATAAACTACATTGTAGACAGCCATGAACCAAAGATGGATAAGCTTGGATTGATTAAGACTGTGCTTGAGTGCGGTATTAATGCAACCTTTGATTATGACCGGTTTTGTTCGCAGATGCGTAACTTTCTTCGGTAAAAATAAGGGTTTAAATAAAAATTCAGAATTAAGTAAGGTAAGGTAGAAAGAACCTATGAGCGTAGTATTTATGAAAACGATGAACGTTGATCAAGTTAAACCAGAGCCCACCAAGGCAGAAG